TAAAAAAAAGTATTTAAAGATAATTTGTTAATATTTAATGATCTAACATTTTTATTAATTTATATGAAATTATAAAAATATATGAAAAAACGTATTTAAAGATAATTTGTTAATATTTAATGATCTAACTTTTTTTATTAATTTATACAAATTAATAAAAAAAAGTATTTACACCCTTGAAGATTTAAAATTTAAAACTCCGATTATTTTACAATATACAATCTTTTTTTTTAATTACCTTTTTACTTTTAAATATATAATAATAATATAATTATGAAATATATAAGTATAGGTCCATATTGTTCAACTGCTGATATTTTAAAATCAAATAATTTAAGAACTGAAGCATATCCTTTTGATTATATTTTTTCATCATTAGAAATGGTAAAACATTGTATTAAAGATAAATTCAATATATTTTTAGATAAAAAATATTACACGGAAGGAAATAATAATACTTCAACTAGACATTCATTTTATTGTAATTTTTTAGATACACCAATATTACTAAAACATCATATAAAATTTAATTATTCTAATGATTATAAAGTATCTACTGGAAATTTATTTAATCATCATAATCTAATAAATGATAATGATAATTATGAAAAATTTAAAAGACGATGTCAAAGATTATTAAGTCTAATTGAAAACAACGAAAAAATAGTGTTTGTTTATTATAATTGTTATACAAATGATTTTAATGATATAATAGATTTTTATAATACTTTTTCTTATAATAAAAATATTTTTATTCTCGGTATATTTGAAAATAATTATGATAAAAAAATATTATATGAAAATATTAATTGTAAAATATATCAAAATTATGATATACAAACCATATTTAATGAAATAAAAAACTTGTTTTAATCCTTTGCACATTTAAATACTATATGATCGATAAATTTTTTATTAATTTATAAAAATTTATAAAAAAAAGTATTTAAAGACAATTTATTAATATTTAAACGTATTGATAAATTTTTTTATAAATATTATATAAAAATTTATTTTGAAATTTAATAAAATGGACTATAATTATTATCTGAAAATGGTTTTGGATAACCTGGTTTTGATTGTTGATACTTAACAAAATCTGGACATTCTTTGTCTTGTCCTGATGTATATGTCCATTTATTTCTTGAAACATCTTTATTATCATAACTTGTTATTGATTTATCCATTCTCTTCTCATTATCTATTCTTTTTCTATATTCTTCATCGTCCTTTTTCATTTTATCTACATCCCTCCTCCAATCATCTATATTCCAATCTTTATTATATTCTCTTCTATTTCTATCTCTATCCTCTCTTCTTATTTCTTTCTCTTCTCTTTTACATTCTGATTTTAACATATATTTTGATAGATCAGGCATTACAGGAGCTATTGGGCATCTAGGACATAATGGTATTTGAGGACATGCTGGTATTTCTGACTTTTTTATATAATCCTTTAAATCTACATCTGATTTTGGACAAGGCTTAATCTCTGATTTTAATACATATTGACTTAAATCTATATTCGGTGACATTTGAGATTTCTTTGCAAAATTACTCATATCTGGACATGGTGGTATGCTACTTTTTAATACATATTTATCTATATCCTTATTACGTGTTATATCACAATCTCTACAATCTCTATTTTTATCTTCATCTCTACATTTATCCCTACATTTTTCTTTATCTTTATCATCATAACAATTTTCCTTTGGATCTTTTCTTCTCTCTATCGGTCTATATCCCCAATTATATAATCCACTTGATCCTTGACTCATATCTATTGCTGATGCTATATCAAAATTTTCTCTTATATAATTTTTATAATTCTCATTTACATAAGTCTGATTACTTATACTTAATAATATGATAACAGTTATTATTAATAAAACAATTACTAATAAATTCATCTATTCTAACTATATTATATAATATTATATAATATATTTTATATTTTCTATATTTTTTTATATTTTTATAAATCTAAAAAGAACATGCTTCTCCTTGACAGTTCTTTGATTTATCTATACCATCTACATATTTCAAATATCTTATTTTATTCCATTTACAAACTCCTTCTAAAAAATCATCTAATATATCTGTTATCTCTTCTATATCTATCTCATATGTATATTCATCTATCTCTTCATCATTATATCTATAATATTTATCTATTATATCCATTAATAAATTAAAATCTTCTGGATTATTCATATATTTTGTTATATTTATCTTATTCTCTTTAATTGACTTTATTACTTGAGAATCTGAATTATAATTTGAAAATTTTGTATCATACCAATCATTATATATTAAAATAGAATACTTTAATACCTTATCAAATGTATTTTCGGGTGATATCTTTATTAATTCTTCTTTTCTCTCATTTATGTAAAATTTATATAGACCTTCATATCTACATATAAATGTCATTTTTTTCTTTATTTTCCCTTTTTATATTATAATATTATTAATATTTTTTTTTATTTAATTAACTGAACAATTCCAACAAGGAATTTTATCTTTTCTTATATATTTATTAAAATCCGGATGCTCATCTATTTCAAATGCTCTAATATCACAACTATCTGTATTTCTAAAGTGTTTTAATATTTTTTTACAATGATCTTTATCTCTATTCTCTTCTCTCCAACAATAACATGCTGGATCTAATTCACTATTTAATTCACAATAATTATTTACTGTCTTTCTACAATTTCTTGACATATTACAATTTAATGGATCTTTAGACCAATCTATATCTCTACATTGAACACTTCTACATGGATTACCTTCCCTTATTATAAATGGACAATCCTTATTATGTGGATTCATACCATGATCATCTATTATTTCAGGAACTTTACACGATGGAAAATTTAATAAATATATTTCTTTTGCTATCTTTCTATTTTCTCCATACGATATTTCTCCATGTCTTCCTAATTCTTTAGCCCATCTAGAATTTTTCTTTATATATGTATAATATTTACCATCCTTATAATATATTTCTGGACAATCTCTATTCCTATTTTCATATTTCTCTAATTTTTTTGAATCTAATACCATATCTTCTACATTATCTATATTAAATTGTTTTGCAAATTCTCTATCCTTATATCTACATAATCCATCACTTCTATTTCCACAAAAATCTTTACAACTATCTAATACTTTCGCACAATTCTTTACACATTTAGGATAATTTACTGTTATTTCATTTAATCCATTTATATTTCCTAATGATGTTCCTGCTGGTAATGAACACATATTTTGACATTCTGTTAAACATTTACCTCCTATATTTCTTACCGTTATATCTGTCTTACCATCTTTATTATATTCTGATAATACTGGAACTTCAATCTTAATATCTTTAGTTAATTTATTTTGATCCACCATAAATTGATGAACATTAAATAATTGCTCATCATCCAAATCTCTATTATATATTATTAAATAATTTAACAAATAATTACTATTCTGTTGATTATTTATTATATAATTTCCATTACTAAATTCTACATTCTCTATATTCTCATTCTGATATGCCTTAAATTTATCTACATATACTGTCAATTTATTATTACTCCTTATTATTGATATTGTTATAAAATCATTTGTAATTATTTCTCTATTTATATCTAACTCTTTATTATTATATACTACTGTTAATGGTCCATACGTATTATTAACTAATATATTCAATCCCACAAACGGTAATAAATTTGTTGTATCTTTATTAACTCCCGGTATATATATTGTATCACTCACTCCTGATTTTGAATTCGTCTTTAATCTCATAACTATTGTGAAGTTTTTATTATCTATTTTATTAGATCTTATACTACTTGATCCTTTTTCTGATGTTATTTTTAAAAAACCATTCTCTAATCTTGGTGCTGTATTCCAAGTAATATAATTATTATCTATCTCTCCTTCTAATTTTATACCTCCTTCACTTAAATTATTTACTTTAAAATTACTCAAATATAAATCAACTATATCACTCGATAATGGTAAATTAATTGACATAATTTCTTGTATCATTATATCTACTATAACTCTATAACCTGTTTTACTATTATTTACAAAATTTATTATTACATCACTTATTATATTTTCTGGTAAATTAAAATTTGACTCTATCTTTAACCATTGTTCTCCATTATAATTCTTCCTTTCTACTGTTTTATGTTGTAATTTTTTCTTCCTTATTGAATCTCCTGATACTTTATATAATAATTCAACATCATGTGATTTTAATTTATCTTCCGTTTTATCTAATAACCAATAGGATAATAAATATTTTTTTGATCCTTCTAATGATATCTCTATTCTATATTTACCACCATTATTTTCTTGTCTTATTCCATTTGTTACATTTGATGGATTTGATATTGTTACTATGGATGCACCTAAACTATTATCAACATTTGTATTATAATCTTTATTTAATTTTGCATTACCAACATCACTAGATGAATCAAATCTACCTTGTGATAATATTTCATTATTTGTTGATCTAAAATTTTCATATGTATTTATCCTCCTAATTAATATAACTAAAACAATAATAATTAAAAGAACTAATATTAGCATTTTATTTTCTTTTATTAGATTTTTTACATTATTTATTAATATTTTACTACCTTTTTTAAATTTATCTAATGTCATTTATTTCTATTATTATTATCTTATATTATATTACTATTATTTTTTTTATTATAAAATAAATAATACTTTTTATAACTTTGTAATATTTTATTTTTTTATTTAACTTTTTATTATATTTTTAGAGGTAATTGATTATTTGTATTAAATTGAGTTGATATTGCCTCCATATTTGATATATTATTTATATCATTAATTATTTTTGTTGATACTGATTCATAATTATTATAATTTCCAGCCATATCTGATACATTATATAGTTTCTTAGTAACATTATCATATATTAAAAATTTAATATTGTATAATGAACTATTATTATTTAAAACTAATTGTGCATACAAACTAAATTGTCCATTATATTTATTATCTACCCCATATAATATATCTGGACCTATTGGTCTAACTTTAAATGTAATTGGTTTATTTTTTAAATCTTTTGGTGCTGGTAACTTCATTGATATTGTTCCAATACCTTCTGAATTTACTGTTACATTTATTAAATTTAATGGTTTTGGTGGTTGTAATCTCGCAAATACATTGGGAATTTCCTTTACCTGACTTAACCATTCATATCCTTTCTTACCTTTACAATTATTTATATATTCTATTACTGCTTTCCTTTCACTTGTATTATTATTACCTGCATTTATATTAAATAATCCTTGTAACCAATTAATAAACTGTTCCTGATTAGCTTGTGATAATGATGATACATTATATGGATTACCATTACCATTATCACACATTCCTCCTGATAAAGTATATCCTGGTAAAACACATATATTTGGATTCTTATAATCACATTTATCTATAGGTGTTGGTTGTGGTGCTGGTTGTGGTGCTGGTTGTGGTGCTGGTTGT